TCTAGATTTCCATGATCTCCTAAACAGGAGACTCCTTGTCTTCCTAACCTGTGAGCAAAGCCCTGCTGGTGACTGGCTACACATATGCCATCAAGCTGCAAAAGAGTGGGTCCATATGTATAAGGTGGGGGATGAGGATGAGGCTCACTTTCTACTTCATGACAGCTGGCCAGACCTCAAGGAAAATGCATTGGTATCACAGAAGCGCATTCAGATGAGGAAGCAAATGAAAGATAGGGGTTATAACATCACTGGAAAGAACTCTGTTCGTGTTCTCTCCAAGAAAGAGGACCTCCTTTCTTTTGGTATAGGCGCAAAATCCCACAAACGCCAAAACAGCCTCATAAATGATCAGTGGAGGAAACCTCACTCATACTCCCTGGAAGCAGACACTTCAGAGGTGCTAAGGCTGAGTCGTTATCTGGCAGAACAGCATGACACTGGCACCATCTCCTCAATAGCACCCTTCTATAGGGTAACCATGTCCGATTATTGTGCTGACCATGAAATAGAAATGTGCAGAGAGGCCAATAATGTCACAAGGCCACTAAGATCATCAAAGTCCTATCACTATATGATGTTCCTCTCCAGCCTTTACAAGCAGCTAGCTATTATGGCCAATCGACCTATAGGGGATGGTGAGGTCAACATTGGGACACTTGAGCACTACAATGTGCTTATCTTCCTAATGAGTGGTCAGTCGTCCTCATCCACCACTTGCAAGAGGCTCTTTAAGCTGATCTTTGCTGAGCATGACATAACCTCTTTGAAGTTTTGTGGCAAGACCTTCTCAATAGGATCTGGTTTATCCATGACAGAGTGGGAATACTACACTCCTTGGCATACAGCTCACTATGCTAGAGGTCATGATGTCATGGAGGCACTCACAGCATCCTACATATCCGAACATCTGGCACCAGGTCGACTGTCTCGAGATCTCCCTCAAATTGACCCTAACACTCATGCATATTGCGCAGGCTATGTACCTATGCTATATCTGAATGCCAAACATGGGACCTTCAGGCTGCACCAAAATGGGAGGTATATTCTTATGTCAGCCTCTTCTCTCTATGCAGACATGGAGGAGATGTTTGTTGACAAGCAGTTAAAGTTGCCCTTAAGATCCTTGGTCCAAGTGTACATCATCAATGCTCAAATAGACTTCTATGTGCGATTCAAGGGGTCATCAGAGGTCCAATCCTGGGCAGAATCTGTCCATAGGGTGTTGCTGGATGGCGTGGAGGATGATCTGTCCTCAGTTGGTGCCAGGATAGCTATCCCAAGGATGACCTGGCCAGGAACCCATGCATCAGTGAAGAATGCTCTCTCAGAGATCTATCTATGCAACCTAGAGACCCTGGAAGGCACATCTCAAATGCATGCTAAGCTAGCAGCTTTTAAGAAGCTGGCTAAAGTTAATAGTTTATATGACCTTGCTAGTAACGACTCCCGCTCAAGGGTGCTTGGATATGACCCTCATGACCCTTCAATCAATGGCGACCTAAAGTTGACAAAGCTTCTACTTAGTGGAAAGCAGTTACCATGCTCAATGTCTCGCAGAGCCATCTCAGTGGGATGCAAGCTCTCTGGATTCCAGACAAAGTCAGGAAAGATAATGAGTAACTTCTCGATGACAGATCAAACCCGCCTACTAGATTCTAGAAGCAAAACAACAAGTGCAGTGAGAGACAGAGTTCTAAGAATTGAAGCAGAATACCTGCAAGCCATTAAGGATTTAAGGGACACCTCTGATGCATCTAGTAAGCTCTTGTATAAGATTCTTAAAGCTGTTAAGAGTGAGGTCAGAGGCAAGGTGATTGAGAACCTCATAGAGGAGGCTACCAGACAGATTGAAGCAGGTCAGAATCTAACTGTCTGTCAATTGGCAGGCAGATTCATTCAGTCTACCACAACAGTCTTCAATGATATAGCAGATAAACTTCAAATTGGTGCTGTGAGAGAACTCATGATACAGGATATGCTATCCTCCTTTGGCTCTCACTATGTGGAGTCTCTATCAGAGTCTGTGAATAAAGAGGATGAATATGAGACTCTAACAGACAAAGCCAAGTTCCACACTCAAGTCAGGAATGAGCGCCAATTGCTATCTAGAACCCATAGGACCTATGCTGACTGTGCCGATTCAGAGGAGTGGGGGCCCAGGTTTGTTCCTGCGGCAAACTTTCAACCTCTTATGAACGCACTCCGGGTCTGCTTTGGTGACAACCTCATCAATGGTGCCAACATGCAACTGTGTAAAATGTCCTGGAAGCAAATAGAGATTCCTCGTGCTGTCTGGCAGCCTTGGTTCCACAGGGGCTTTGATCCTGAGAGACTAAAACCTGACATCAGGCAACTTTATGATAGGTGCATGGCTACTGGTGAGCTAGTCTTCCTTAATAAGAACAACATGGGTCAAGGGATCCTTCATGAGACCTCATCTTTGTGTCACACCTCCCAGTTTCACCTTGAGGATGAGATAGAGAGAAGGCTATTTGGCCATCAAGTTGGCATACTTTACAACCGAAGGAAAATGTGTGGCTCTGATGATAACACTAAATACAACTCTGTGATGAAAGGGGTGGCAGGCGTGGCCACTCTCATAATCCTACTAGAGGTAGATGAGTGCTGCCGGAGACTTGTCAATATAAAGCGATCACTGCCCAAGAGCAATGTAGGGGCCATTTTCCATGAGTTCAATTCCAACTTCTGCATAAATGGCTCATCTGAAGGAGTGGAAAGCAAGTTCTTGATAGTGGCATCAAAACTCCCAGTGTTGACAGACTATGAGGGCACCCTAAGGGGCTGCATGAGCTTGATTCGAGCCGCACAATTCAGGGGAGCCACAGCATCTGTCACCACTTTGATGATTCATAGAGCCACACAATTTCTGGAATCTATATTCCAGAATGCAAATGGAAAGCGTAATGACCCCTCCAAAACCCTTCTTCTAAGTGCAGAACTGGTTCCAATTCAGCTCTTTGGCCATTTAAGAATAACTGCTCTAGAGCTATTCTCATGTGGGCCAGACATAGTCAACTATCTCAATTGGACATTGGCAGATAAATCCCCTAGCCCATCATTACTCAGGCAGTGCATAGGCTGGGTCTACTATCCGGG